TTTTCTCATCACCATGAGTGATAAGTTTAAATGTTATTGGGGTATTAGTTGAAGGTAAAGTAAAATTAAATTCATTTACTCCTTTTTTAAACAATTTTTTATCTAACAGTTTATTATCTAATGTTGATAGATCAATTGTGTATTCTTCACCACCATAAGTAAATGTATAATCTTTACCATATCCTAAAACACGAGCTGCTACCATAATAGCGTTTTTATCACCAACACATAACTCATTATAGTTTATATCAGAGACAATAAGTGACTGCATTAACTTGTCTAATACTGTTCCTTTACTGATGTAATTTTGGTTGGTTAAAATGTCTTCTTCTCTAGCAGTCATATATTTCATTTCGATTTTACCGCTTGATAAAGGAGATGATTCAGGATATATTAATCCTAATGATGGTAGTTCAACAATTTCTGTTGGGATGTTTAATTTGTTTTCACTCATAGCTTTTATTTGTTATAACTTTAATGTCATATATAAATATATAAAGAAAAAAGAAGCTCGCCAAATAGCGAGCTCTTTTAAAATATGATTCTGAGTTTAGAAGTTTAATACGCAGTAATCCATTGTTACAGTTAACTGTATATTCACCGCTTGGTTTTCTGTATCCCAGTTATAATCACCAAAATTAGCTTCTGTTATAAGGGCACCCTTGATAATCCATTCACTTACTACGTCACCTACATGCCCTAAAACATCTAATACTAAATCTTTCTTATAGAAATCTGAGTATCCATCTCTACCTGTTACTGATTCGTGATGTAAACGTACCCATTCCATTACAGCTTGAGCTCCAGATGGAGTAATTGGGTCAAATAATGTCATTTGGATATTACCCCAAGTAGTTTTACCTTTAACTTTTCTGTATACGTTAATATGGTTTAATGTTACTTCTCCTTGTGTTAAGGTTACAGCATTAACTCCTTTAACCAAATAACTAGGTACTCCATCCATATATAGGATAAATCTGTTAGCCTGTTTTGGTTCAAAGGCTGTGAAGAATATTTCGTTTGCGTCTAATATTGCCATGTCTTTTTATTTATTATAAATATTCAATCTTTAAAAATTATGCTGGGAATGTAGCTCCAGTTGGTGTAATGTTGAAATCTAAGTAAATAAATTCAGCAGTTTTAGTAGGTTGTAAATAAATTTGTCCTACCATTTGATTTTGATCAATCACTGTTGGTGTGTTATTACTGTCATCCATTATTACTCGGAATGCATACAAACCTTGTCTTTGTTGAACTGATTCTAAGTATGGGTTAACTTGTGCTAAGAAGTTATTTCTTGTAGCAGCTGTATTTTGTTCAAATACTAAGTTATTAGCAACTTGAGAAATAAAGTTCTTAAGAGCAATTAATAAACGACGAACATTTACACGATCTAAAGCACTTGCTCTAGTTTGTAATGTCTTTTGTCCGTATACTACTACTCCAGTTCCAGGGAATGTAGCGATTGGATTTACTTTACTGTTATATAAAGTGTCTCTATCACTTTGTGCTAAACGTCTTTCAGCTCTAATTACTTGAGATAATCCACCTCTGTTTATACCCGCTGGTGCAAACCATGGTTCAGAAACTGTATCATTATAAGCATATACTCCACCTATCACAGTTGAAGCTGGTACCCAAACGTTTTGTCCTGAGTCTGGGTCTTGTACTTGGCACCATGGCCAGTAAGAAGCGGCATATGAAGTATTTCTAGAAGATGCTTGAGTAGTGACACCACTAAGTACGGAACCATATGTTACTAAATCAGCAATATAAATATTATCTCCTCTATTTTGAGCATTAGTTATAGCTTGAGTAACTAAACCAGTTTGTAAACTATTAATAACACCAGGCATTAATAAGATATTATACTTGTAATCATCTTGGTTAGCTAGTAAATTAAGCATATCTGGGTATCCTTGTCCATTGTTTGGACCTGATGGGATACCCTGTGCTTTATTACCATCTGTGATAGTGTCATAATATTGTGCACCACCCATTAATGTTCCAGAAGCACTAAAGAAAGATCCACTAGCATTAATTGGAATAGACCCAGTGAATTGAGATTTAGCTACACCATTATTGTCAAAATATCCTGGTGTGTTGGTTATAGATTTTACTCTTACATAATTTGAACCACCAGCAAATGAACCAGTTGTTTGTAAATAATATGAAGTACCATCTTGTTGAAAAGTTTGGGTTTGGTCTCCAATTATCTTAGAAGCATAGTTTGGTGAAAATGGATCTAATGATAAATTTGTCCAAGTTTCTAATATTATTGGATTTAATGTATTGTCATCACCTCTACGAACTAATAAATCAAATGTACCTGATGATGTATTTGAATTAACAATCTGCCATCTTAAGTTATCAGCTGATCCGCTAGCTAAAGATCCACTAGCATCTAATGAACTTGAACTATTCTGTTCAGCTCCTTGAGATATAGTTTCTAATACTAATGTAGTAGCACTATTACTACCGCTAATTGCAGTTGGTCCACTTACTCCTGAGTTTGCAGATGTATATGATCCACTCACTACACGAGCTACTAATAATGATGTTCCTCCATTATTAAAGTAATTGTAAGCTGCTATAGAAGTAAAATAAGTATAAGTATTGCTGTTACTTCCACTAGTAAAAGTAGTACCAAACTTTTGTTGGTATTGAGAATATGATGTTACAACAGTTGGGATACCTACTGGTCCTTTAACTGCTGGACCTATAATAGCGGCTCCTACTGTTATTGGGCCTGAAGTAGCAAATGAGCTGTCGTTTTCTCTTGCTACTACACCTGGTGATACTAAAGTTTCTGCCATGTTTTATTTGTGTATTAATTTTATTATAAATATCTTAGTTTTTGTCAAAATTATAAAACGGAAATAAATTCTCCTTTTTCCAAATCAATATTTCCATCACCATACTTTTGTTGGAGTTGTTTACCTATTTGTTCTTCTGTTTCTAATTGATTTTGAAGAGTTTGTTTTAATTTTTGCTTTTCTTTTTCTAAAACTAAAATTCTATATTCTAAAATACCTAATTGCTCAATTAAAAGTGCTTGATTATTTTGAATATCTTTTAAAGATTGAATTTCTTCTTGAGTTAAAACTTGCTTTTCCATAATTTATTATTTGTTATAAATATTATAAAGTAGGCGGTAAATCGTTAATATTTGAAACTACTTCTGATGTTACAACTAATTTATTGCGGTTTGAAAATTTAGGTATAAATGTTGTATCTTTTTGTATTGTATCAGGTATTATATATCCAAACATTCTTAAGCTAAAAGAACTTTTAACTACCCTTTCATTATTATCTGATAATTCAATGGTTGTAGCAAATGAGTCAATATTTGTTTTAAATTTAAAACGTTCAGGATCACCCCAATAAGCGTCTGAAGCGTATTCTACTGCTTCAATAATTTTATTTAATTGCTCATTATAATAAGTAAACACAGCGCAATCATAAGTCACTGTTACATAATCTGGTACTACAGTAGCATATAATGTTTGTTCTGGTTTAATCCCGTTTAATATATTAAATTTACTATATTGGTTTTGTTTACTATATTTTTTATTAGTGACAGTTGTATTGTGGGGGTCATTAGCATCTAACTTATTAGCTAAACTTCTATTTTTTTCAACACTATTTCTTTTAAACATTAATAGTGGGGCCATTATTTTACCATTTAAATCCCTATAATATCCATCTTTTTGGTATGATTTCCACTTTTCAGGTGAACCATATATTACAGGTACAGGTAATGATTCTCCATTTTGAAGTACTGTAGGTTTAATTACGTTTTGGAAATAATACATTACAGCACAATCTAAGTCTTCTAAACCAATAGATAAAGGTTTTGTAGTATCATCTTTAAATGATGTTTGATTTGCTCTATTAATATTATTAGCATCATTAGGATTACCTATTGGTGAAAATCCAGGAGCATTAACAGGAGGACTATATGGCTCTTGTAGTTGTTTACTAATCTCTTTTTGAGTTTTAGGAATTGGTTTTCTTTGCTTAGCCATTATAATCTTTGTTTAATAATGTTTACTCGATCTGCTGGTATATAATGTGCCTCACATATTAATGATACATTGTAACCAAATTGTTCTAAACCTGGGTTTAATGGATTTTGGTTATATGGGTAGTCAGGGTCTTTACCTACAAAATATTGAGTATCTGTAGCTACATCTACTTCAAAGTATGATTCTTGATATAAAATTACATCCCCAATTTCTACTACTAAATTAGCATCTAGAAGATCATCTTTTAAAAATGCTATTTTTATACTCCAGTTAAAATCAACCCCTAAATCACTTGTACCATCTGTTTTGTTTTGGACAGTAATTAAAGCATTTAATAATGTTGGGCCGTTAAACCACCTACCACCAGAAGCTTCACCATACATGTTTACTTTAGTTTTATCTAAAGCATATTTGTAAACTGCAAGCTGTTGGGTAATAACATCACCTAACAACTCACGGTTGATTTTTCTAAACATTGATATGTCTCTCGCAGAGCCAAATATAGCCATTATCCAATAAATATAGTCATTGGTACATTATTAATTTCTTGTCTTCTAAATTCACTCTCATCTTTTCTTCTTTCAAGTAAAGATTTTTTAGACATATCTGTTAAGTATAATCTTAATCTTTCTATTAAAGCTGTTTTATCAGCAGTAGCTGATGATAGTAAGTCTGATTGATTTAATGTAACTGCTTGGTCAGGTATAGGTACTGTAGAGTATTTTCCTCGAACATATCCTAACATTTCTTTACATAACGCTAAAGTATATTCAAATATCCACTGGCGTCCAATAGAATTAATTTGACTGTAAATAGGATTAGTATATGGTGCATTTGAAGGATTTGTGATTAAATCTCCATTAGGGTTTTCAACTACACTATTAGTTAATCTTTCTTCATCCTTAATATATTCAAACCAAATAAATCCTCCTCTAGTGTCATTATTATTAGGTACAGGAAATATTGTTAACCTATTATTTATAATATTAAAAGAATAAGATGATAAACGAATAGTATTACTCATTTCTATACCTTGAACTACAGCGGCGTCAAATGCTACAGGCATCATTAAATATCCACCACCATATCCACCACCATATATACCTCCATATATACCAGCTGCTGGTACTCCACCTAACCCACTAAACGCTCCTAAACCATAAGGAGCATACATTTGGTTTACAGCTGGAACTTCTTGATAAAATACTCTTTTAATTTCAATTCCACCTGATATGCTTTGGCTTACAGCCCATTCATTTAGGTCATATTCTTGAACTCCAGGAGTTAAAGCTATAGATCCACTATACCAAGTTACATTTCCTCCTACTCCAGCTTCTTCACCATATTGTTGTGATAAACGAACAATAGTAGCCATGTTTGGAGTAATAAGAGCATTTGTAGGATTAACTGTTGATGGAGCTCCTTCTAATGTTAACATATTATCCATAGCTTGAAAAGCATATAATTCATTACCATAAGTAGTAATTGCTTCTTCAAACGCCGCGTAAAAATTTAAATCTTGTAATTCAACTTCCATGATAGGATATCCTAGTCGACGAGCGCAAAATGTAGTTACTTTATCAACATCAGTTTGAAATTGAGAGTCATAATCATAGAATCCAAAAGGAGTCATCCCAGGGACAAATGAGCTAGAGCCAGGATATATAGGGATATTCATGTGTTAGATTTTGTTATAAATATTAAAAGAAAATAAAAGATCCCACTAGGGGATCTTCTAAAATATTAATAACTATAATGATATTAAGAATATTTAAGTCCTACATCTAATTGGATAACACCAGAAAATTGATCTACATATTGACCGGATGTTATATCTTCATATGTCCTTAAAAATAATGATCCAGTGTTAGAGCCTGATCTAAAAAATTCTATACTACCAGTAAAAAATGTTGATCCTGATGTATAAAATGAAATATACAATGTAGATCCAGTATTACTTCCAGATATGTCAGAAAAATCTGGTAATCCAGATGATGATAACTGATATGAACCTGTAGCTGTTCTTAACCATGTAGCTGATATTGTGGATTTCCCACCAGCTAAAGTCACTGTTGGTGATGATGATCCTGTTTGTGAAAATGATGCAGAATAAAGTGATACATATGTAGCCATAATTTTATATTGTTACGTTAATAAGAAATTTTAATTTTAAAACAAATGGGGTACCAGAATAAGCGTATGGGTTAATACTAATTTTAAATCCTATACTTCTACCATCATAAAATTCTATATTACTAGACACTTGTGAATCATAATAAGCTCCGATGAAATTTTTACCTATTTTTTTACCCCATGCTGTATTAGTAGGATATAATTTTTTACTTCTCCATGTGCCCGGCCCTCCAACAGTGTCTGAAACTATTGGACTTGTAGCTGACGGTACAAATGTACCTGGGGTTGTATAAAACTGTGGTGTATATTGATTAATGAATGGAAGAATACTTATTTGTGCCGCGCCATTTAATACATTAGAATCCCCTATATTTGTATTTAACCATGTATTATATGTAGAATTTACAAAATTATTATACGCTGAATTAAATGTGTAACTATTAAAAGAATCGTTATTCACATTATATGTTATATTACATACATTATGTATAACTGCGGTTGATATAAATCCACCAACTGTACTGCTTCCATATGATCCTGATAAATTTGATATAACCTGTACTTCATTAATTTTAGTCCATGGTGTGTCTGGTACAAATATTGGGGTTATATGATTTTGGTTTACCCCTACAATATACGCATTTGCTACATCAGATAAATTCCCAAAACTAGACAATACCAC